TAAGCAAAACTAATATACTGAATTTACAAAGTCAACACAAATTACCAGAGATATTTACAGGCCCAATGACGGGCGGTAGTCTTGTCGTTCGCTGTCTGGCAGCTGTGCCTAGACCGGAAGTTGGCCCGCCGTTTGGGGTCTTTGTGTTGAGTAAAATCCTCATAGCCTCTCGCGCCAAAAGAAACCTTTTTGACTTTGTCACCTTCCTTACCCAAAACTACAAACTTCTTTGGAGAGCCAGCTGGTGCCTTCTTCGGCTTATTAAAGCCAGCGTACTTCTCTCCCATATATTGGATCTGACCGGAAGATAGTCTCTTAAATCGTGGAGCAGCCATGTGATTACAATGTACATTCTTTGGCTTTGGATGTCAATATTTTTATTGATGTATTTACATTGTAGTTTGATTGCCCTTACAAGAACCCTATATAAAAACTTTTTCTAAACTCTATTAAACAGTTTGAGCTATAGAGCAAACGGTTTATCCTATTCTATAGAAAGTTTTCAAGTAGGGGGTCTAAACAGGCAATCAAACTACAATGTAAATACATTACCGATCTGGCACATTTACGCCGCAACTGCACATGAGCGGCACATAAGATCCCGATCGGGAACCCTGAACCCTTAATCCAGAGCCATCGACATTTCTGACGAGAGAGCGTTCCGCAAAGACTGGAACGTCGTGCCCCTCTTCTGGAACCCGTTAGCCGAGCTTTCCGGCAACGGCTCTACAGCTACCACTCCGTGCCTCTGGCGGGCCATGTCGAGACAGAGGAACGCCGCGTCTGCTAAGTCAGGCGAACGACCGAAGCGAGACTTGAAGTCTGCCTTTGATTCGATCTTCACACGGAGCGTGCCGCCCTTGACCAGCTCGTAGTTACGGGCACAGATCTCTTGGGCCAGATCTCCGTTGATCCCGAACAGCTGTTTGGTGCGGACCAGTTCCTTCCCGACAAACCAGAGTTCGGATACACGGTTCACGTAGAGTTCCTCCCCGACCAGACTGCTGTTGGCGCTTACCCGTTTGTCGGAAGCCTTCCCGCCGAATCCAACACGGAGGAATCCGGAAGACCACTCTCCGGCAAGCACGTCACAGAAAGGCGCTCCAGCGCCAGTCGAGTCAACCGCCAGATTCTCTGGCAAGATGCCGCGTTTCTCGCAGTGGTCCTTAACCTGTTTGACAATCTGGTATGTACGCGGAATGGCTTTGTTTGTGGCGTCGTCGTTTAGGTGGATCGCCTCCCCCAATTCGCAGACGTATTGGCCCTTCGTGTCGTAGCCAACCTTTCCGGTATAGAGGATCGTTCTGTCGCCGCCATTGGTAAAGGCCGGATCGAGCCCTGCAACCGCGATCGGCTTCCCGACCCACTGTACCTTTCCGAGGGAACCGCTTCTGGCCAGCTCCGCCTCAGAGTAGATCCCTTCCGTCTCTTCGGAGTCGAAGAACACGGCGCGAACCATCCGCATGTAGCCTCTGGATTCCGGTCCAAGCAAAGCCCTGTCCTCTGCCAGTTTAGCCTCAGTTGGCAGCCAAGGATAGATGGTCTCTCCAGCCAGAATGTTGGGGCTCCGTTCGCCGTCAAGACGGATGTACTTCCCACCCCACTTCGTCTCCCACTCGTCGTCGATCTGTGCGTCGATCGAGTCCCACCCGCTTTTCGGCTGTGACCAGACGCCGAACGCGTCGAATCGGCTGTTGGGGTTGCTCATCCCGATCATCTGGAAATCAGGGTTCTTGGACAAGTTAGTCAGGCCAGCGTTGAGGATCGCCTCCGACAGTTCCGAAAGCTCGTCCGCGATGACGATGACCCGCTTCTGCTTGATACCGATAAACTTGCCGACCGCTTCCCGTGTCTTGCTCTTTTCCGCCGCGATAAGCGAGAGGCCAGCTTTTTCGATAAGGTCCCCCTTCTCGTTGATGTAGGCGATGTTTCCGATTGAATCCCGAATCTTGATCGGTGCATCCTCGACCACCGTAAGGAGCGAGATGATGGAACCCCAGATCCGTTTCCGTGCTTCCCGAAGCGTGGTACTGGTTACAAGGATCAAAGTATTCTGCGGCTGTGAGAGGAAGTTCACAAGACCCCAAGCCGCCATCGTGTGGGACTTTCCGGAAGACGCCGACCCGCCGACGGCGAGATACTTATTGCGGATCGCGTTCTTGATCATCCGATCTGCCCACGGATGGCGGACCATCAGTTTCTCCGGAAGGTCGTCGTTGTTCCATAGCTCGTCGCAGATCCGCCAGAAATAATACTCCTTTGCCATCGGCCTGTCGTGTTGGGCGAAGCCGTAGAGTAAGGCCGTTATGAGGTTCGTTGGCTTGATGAACAAGCCGCCGACGTCCATCTTTTTGGATACAGGATCGATGCGCGGCTCCAAAACGTTTCGCGCCAGATTAGATTTATTTGTCATTTTTCAGAAAAAATTTCTTGAATTTTTTGGTTGGCTGATCTTAACTGTGTTCATCTTGAGCAGCAACACAAAAAATCAACTAAAGAAAAAGGGCATAAAAAGCAAGCCCAAGCAGTCCAGAGCCGAGATCGCAGATAAGTCCGCACGTCTCAAAGCGCGTGGGCTGGAGCTGTACCAGCAGGACTACATGGTCACCTCGATCGCTAGAGACCTAAAGGTCAGCACAGCTACCGTCCATAAATGGATTCGGGAAGCAGGAATCCGGAAGAGGCCAGATGGCTTTTCGTCTATCGCCGATCCGGACGCGGAGCCAGTAGATCCGTTGGCCGACACATTGGAGGAAGACCTCAAGCACAAGACTGGCGAAGCCGTCAGGTTAGCAATGCACGACGCCGTGCTGGAAGAAGAAAAGAATATCCTTGAGATCGCGGAGGCACAGTCGTCTCCAGCCGATAAGTACCAGCACTACATCGCCGCCGCTGGCGTGAAGCTGATGCGCGACAGCATGAAGAATCTCCGTGGGCCAAGGACCGTGAGAGAGCTATCAGAACTCGACCAGCTGATCCGCCGCAACTTGGGACTCAATTCCAAGAACGGGAGCCAGAGCAAGATGCACATCGATATTTCCATCCTCAACAACACCGAAGCCGATCGCGGCGACGGAGCTGTCAGGATAAAGAAAAAAGCAACAACAGTAATTGACATCCCAAACGAAGAACAAAACGATGATTGAACTACACAACAGCCCAATTAAATTCCACATGCGGATCGAAAGCAAAAATCCAGAGGTAATCAAAAAACGAAAGATGGTTACTGTGGACGACTACGCGTTCGATCCTATGGAACTGCGCGGAACGTATTACCGTGTTATCCCGACCAATGCGAGAGAGGTATTCTTTCTGGCATCGTTGGAAAAGTACGTCGACAAATGGGCCCCCGCAAAAGGCAACGGAGTCATTGTCCGGACTGAAATTATCGACGGCTTGTCCTACAATCGTAAATGATCATCGGCATCGACAACGGACTCGACGGCGGACTTTGTGCCATATCAGCGCACAACGGATCCATCATCGACAAGTGGGCGATGCCGACGTTTGAACGGGCTGGCAAGCGGGAAGTTGATACCGAAATCATTTACGACTGGATCACTGACCTGAACACCGAATCCTTAATCGGGATTGAGGAGCCGCTGAAGCATGCGAAGTCCTCCCAAGCGATGCGGTCGATGGGGATCTCGTACGGCAAGATCCTCGGAATGTGTGAGTCCCACAAGCTCAAAGTCCAGCCGATTCAAGTTCTGGACTGGCAGAAGTCTTTGTTAGGCAAAGTGCCTAAATCACATACAAAAGTCTTTGCTTTGAAGAAAGCAAACGAACTTGCTCCGGATGAGGACTGGCGCAAGAACAACCGCTGCACCGTGCCGCATGACGGCATCGTTGACGCTTTCCTCATTGCACAGTATACTAGACAACGTTATGGATATCCCAAAAACACTTGAACAGTGCCTTGACGACGAAGAAGAAGTCATCCTTGCAGATGGCTTTGAAGAAGCGTTCATGGGCATCGCCCGCCAGTTCGGTAAGCCCTTTGCCGTATACAGTTTTGAGAAGTGTATCGAGATCCTCGCCAGAGAGATGACGGAAGAGGACGCTCTCGAATACTTTTACTACAACGTGGAAGGCGCGTGGGTAGGCGAAAACACTCCGGCCTTCATGTCGTGGGCCGACCCTGAAGATGAAATTTTTGAGGATTAAATTTTTTTTTTTTCTCGACTTCGCTCGAACCTTTGAGTAAGAGCCTTCTCGAATGAAAACACTATTCCCGAAGCAAGATGACGCCAAAGAATTTTTTCTCTGCTGTCACAAAAATAAAGTCAACACGCTTGACAGCTCAAGCGTCGGCACTGGCAAAACAGTTGTGGCGGTCCATCTGGCCAGAGATTTCGGAAAGCCTGTCGCTGTACTTTGCCCGAAAGCGGTTGTCCCGTCATGGGAGCGGGAGCTAAAGGAACACGGAATAACTCCGCTGTTCGTTACGAACTTTGAGAAGATCCGTGGCGGCAAGACCAAATGGCTTTCCAAAGTCGGTAAGAAGATCATGCGCTGGTCCCTGCCAACCGACACATTGGTGCTTGTGGACGAGATCCACAAATGCAAAGGGCCGTATACTTTGAACGCCCAACTTGTGGTTTCGTTGGTACAGCAGAGCTACTCCGTACACGGCATGTCCGCCACCGCTGCCGAAGACCCTACGGAGATGCGGGCGTTGGGATACCTATTGGGGCTCCACTCTCTTAACAAGCCGGATAACAAACTACGTAGCTGGTACGGGTGGATGATGCAGTACGGATGCTACCAAGACGATTGGGGCGGATGGAAGCTGGCGACTAAGACAAAGCTGGCTCTGCTACGCAACATGATGTACGGAGTCAATTGCAACAAACTTACAGTATCAGACTTTCCGGACAGCTTCCGAGACAACCGTGTTTTCGTCGAGCCGACGGAGTTCAAAGACATCAAGAAGATCGACAAAGCCTACGAGCAGTTGGGCATCACGCCAGCCATCATCGACGAGTATATTCTCAACGGAACCGTTTCAAACAGCGAGCACATTCTGGTAAACATACTCAAAGCCCGCCAGCTGGCAGAGTCCTTCAAAGTGCCGGATATTGTCGAGATGGCGGATGACTTTATCAGCGGAGGCAACAGCGTCGTAATCTTCGTGAACTTCACAGATACGGTAAACGCTCTCTGCGGCCTATTGAATTGCCCAAAGATCGACGGCAACCAGAACGCCGCCCAAAGACAGCAAGCGATCGACGACTTCCAGAACGACGTCGTCAACTGCATCGTCGTCAATATCGCGGCTGGCGGGACTGGCCTGTCTCTGCACGACACACGTGGGGAGAGGCCGCGTATCTCACTTATTTGCCCAACCTTTAACGCCAAGGATTACTTGCAAGTGTTGGGCCGGATACACCGCAACGGAGCCAAGTCGGACGCACTCCAAAAAGTGCTTGTCGCGGCTGGCACGATTGAAGAAACCGTAATGAAGGCAATCCGGATAAAGACGGAAAACCTACAGGCAATTCACGGCGCGTAAAATTTCTGAAATTTTTTCTTTACTCGATCTGAACTTGGATTATTTTGACCACCAATACTAACCACAAAACACAATGTCATTTGGAACTGGAGCAGGAAAGGGCGATCTGCCGCGAGCCGTAAACGGCGAAGCATTTCGTAATAACCACGATGATATCTTCCGCAAGCAAAAAGAATTTACTTATGCTGAATTGCTGAAGATACACGACAGAGCAATCGAAGAAGGAAAATTTGATATGGCAGCAGAATACAAACAAAAAATAGAACTATTAAATGAGAACACAAAATACGATAAATGATAAATCAATTATTATTGAAATATTAACAGAAAAATTAGAAACCCTTAGAGCAGAGTTTTCTGTAGTCGCGAAAGCCAGAAAGTCATTGAGGCGACGTTGTCACCATTTAGACGCAGCTAATAGTAAATTACAACAAGAACTTTCTTTTCTCAAAAAACATTATGATCAATATGCACTACAATGACCCCAAAGGCGCTATTGGCGCTACCAAAACTCCGTTGGGTTTGATCCCGCCGCATGCAATGGAACAGACCGCATGGGTCCACAAGTTGGGCGCAGACAAGTACGGTCCGTGGAACTGGCGTGAGACTGGCGTGTGCGCTAGTACGTACGTAAACGCAATCTTGCGACACCTCAACGCATGGCGCGACGGCGAAGACTTGGACCCTGAATCCGGTATCTCGCATCTGGCACACGTTGCCTGTAGCGCGAACATCCTCATGGATGCTGGCTACTGCGGCAAGCTACAGGATGACAGGAACACGACGCGGCAGTGCAATGAGGTCGAAGAGGCGTACGGAGATGATCTAGATCAGCTTGCCGAAGAGGACGCTCTTGCTGAGTTCATCGAGGACATGTGGCACGATCTTGACAAAGACATCAAAGCAGATTGGGCCGAAGCGGGATACCGCCTATTGAACAGCGGCGAGTTTCTGGAAGACGGCGACGAAGTCTATATCGGCTTCGGTGACTGGATGCCGCTTTACATCCCACATTGGATCAAACAGGAAGTCAACGACGGCACCTACCGCCGCAAACTCATCACAGATTGTGATCTTAAAAATGAGGTCGCAGATTGCGACCTTGAAGAGGAGTGCAAATGCGGACGCCGCTACATCTACCACTGGCTGTACGGCTGGATCTGTGAAGACTGTGACCTCAAACACCAAGACCCGTACAACTCATGAACCGCGACCGACAAATGAAGATCACTGTGGAGATCCCACACGAAGGAAGCAAGCTGGAGTTCTCGCTGCCGCGAGACCAACCGCTCGAAGACTTAGTCACAGTGTTTCGCACCGTAATGACGTACATGGCATGGCATCCAGATATCACTGAATCCATGTTCAAACGGGAATTTTTGGAGGACAACTGCATCTAGTTATGCAACGAAAACCAAAAGTAACCTACCACTGTTCCTGTGCCAACAATGGTATTTTAAGGAGTGTTTGTAGAGGACCGTTAGGTTGCAAAAACAAACTGGACTATGAAGCGTATTTGGAATCTAAAAAACCAAAACGTTGGGTCTGGAAAAAATAATTCTTCGCCCCATTAGTTTAATGGCAAAACGGTAGATTTGTAATCTTCTGACGAAAGTTCGATTCTTTCATGGGGCTCTTAACTCTTCAGACATGGACCCAACACCAATGCTTATTTTGATCGCCGTTCTGCTGATCTTAGTCAGCTTACTAGAATAACCAATCTCCACCGCTGGAAAGTTCCGGCAAGAGACCCAACAGTTTTGGCAGTAGCGGTAAAGGGGACTAGCCGCGCACTCTGAGCAAAAAGGCTGCCATTAAAATTTCTTGAAAATAATTTTGACACGGACGGCGGCGTAAGGTAACGCTGTTCCTGTTGACCCAAACCAGAAACCAGAAACCATGAACAACACACCTGAATTTGTATCCTTCCCAAAGATTCCGCGCCTCTTTAAGGAGTGCGTTATCACCGAAAAGATCGACGGCACAAACGGCGTGATCCAAATCACCGAAGACGGCGGCTTCTTTGTCGGTAGCCGTAACCGTTGGCTTACCATAGACAACGACAACCACGGATTCTGTCGGTGGGCTATGGACAACAAAGACGAGCTAATGAAGTTAGGCGTCGGTAGCCATCACGGCGAGTGGTGGGGCAGCGGCATCCAAAGGGGCTACAACTTGCCAAAAGGCGAGAAGCGGTTCTCCCTTTTCAATGTAAGTGTTTGGAACGAAAGTAACAAACCCACTTGCTGTCACGTTGTGCCAACACTGTACATCGGAGAGTTCAGCACAACCGCTATCGAAGGCGTAATGGATAGACTAAAGGATCATGGATCTTATGCGTCTAGCGGATTCATGAATCCTGAAGGCATAATGGTCTACCACACCGCTGCGAATCAATACTTCAAAGTCCCATTCGATAAAAACCACAAAGGACAATAATATAATAACCGTATGACTAATACAGGATACATAGAATTTAATGGATTCAAGGTTCTCGAACCTGCTGTAAATAGGCTCTTAGATCTGGTGAAGATAGTAAATGAGCTAGAGAACCTCTACGAGACAGCTGAAGCAGAGGAAGCAAATGGGAAGGAGGCGCGGAGTGAGTGATACACCAAGAACAGATAAGGAAATAGTTGGCGAATTGCTCGTCTTTGCATCATTTGCTCGTAAGCTTGAACGCGAGCTTGCCGCTGTGACTGAGGAGCGTGATGAGTTGAAATCAAAATATCGAACCCACCACGATGAGGCAGAACGAATAACAAACGAGATTCGCCGCGTTTCATCGGTCTGCCATAAGCTAGGCGAGCAACGCGACAGGCTGGCGAAGGCTTTGTGGAGTATGCTGAATCAAGATGATATGTCAGCAATCAGAGCAGGAATACTTTTAAGATCACTTGGACTCCAATCACCAACCAACCCGAACGAACTATGAATCAATGTAACGAACCAGACCACGGCGCAATAAATGCCGAAAGAGCTGAATCAAGAGGATTGCGTAAAGCATGGGTAGAACTTGATGATAAAAGGCAAGACCTAGAGAAGCAATTATCCGCAATCACCGAGCAACGCGACAGGCTGGCTGAGGCTTTACTATGGGCTAAAAAAG